CATATCTTTGATGGTGTCATCAACTTCTTTCAGTTCTTCACCATTTTCCGATATCTTATCAAATAATTTCTGCTGACCATCTATGTCATGCTTTTCTAAATCTGTTAAGGTTTTCGTTTCGGAGTCTATATCAGCTTTAGTATCTTCGTCCCAATCATCCACGCGGTTCTTTGCTGTTTCTGTCTGTGTGGCATGGCGTTCATGTTCTTTAACCAACTGCTCATTGTGTTTTTGTTTAATGTCCAATGACTGCTTAGTATTTTTTATTTCTTCTTTTAGTAGACCAGCTTTAATTGAAAGTTGGTTCAATCGAAACAGCTCTTCCATTATGTCAGACTGGTTAGTTTGTGACGCATGTCTGACTGGAAGGTCTAAGAATGGTGTACCTGTAGCAGAAAAGGCGACGATGTGTATAAACAATTCATATGGTATACCAAGAATCGTTTCGATAAATTGTGTAATATGCTTGATACTATCGGGTGTTACGTCTTGGGTCTTACTATTCCAATCCAATTCTTCACCAATAGCACGTTCAAATACCTTGGCGTATGGAGTTTTACCTTTTTCTTTACGCACGCGCTTAACAGCATACGCCTTACCGTCCTTTTCAAATTCGACAATGACTTCCATGTGGGTATTGTTTATGTTGTTGACTAAATTGTCTAATGATATATTGGATATGGGTTTACCATACAATCCAAATATTAAGGCATTCAACCACACAGTCTTACCAACGCCATTGGCACCAGTACCACTTGCAGTGTTATCTAAATCTTCGCCGACTATTAGGGTAGTCCCACCATTGTCCAAATCAAACTTTATTGGCACTGCGCCATACGAAAGAAAGTTCTGAACCGATACACTCTTAAATCTAATCACTTTTTAAACCTATTGTTTTTATTTTTTTATGGTTACAAGTTTCTGTATATGTTGCTTAACATTTCGTTGTCGATATGTTCGTTGTCGATATCGCCCAACATCTGAACCACCATTTCATCTACCGTACCCAATTCGCCATCTAAATCCACATCCACATCAGTTTCAGTTTCAGACAATGCTTCGTCAATTTCACAGGATTCTTCTATGGTAAATTCGCGTAAGTTATTGTTTTCAATCATTGTTTTCTTGATTTCAATACTTTCTTCATAGTTTATTGGTATGTCTGCAATGCATCGCACGCGTGCATTTTCATGCAATACCACCTTGCCATCAAGGATTGTAGACAGGTTGGCTTTGATATATTTTGGACATTCTTCCCAATCAAAGAAATTCATGTCATCAGTATTGTGATCATAAATCATCATGCCACGTTCAGTATCACCAGCATCGGCAAATGATGTAGGAAATGTATTTCCAATATAGGTTACGTTTCCAGTCGTTTGGCGCTTATGGAAGTGACCCGACAATATTCGACGCTGCTGTTTAAAGTCTTCATGATCTGGACCAGATTTCATGGTTATAGGCACAATAAGACACCCTCACCAATATTTTCCACAATGGTTGGTTCGTCTATCATAATGAAATTTTCAAATTCTCTAAACGGATGTACAGAATATACATCCCGATTACTTCTATGGTACAGGTCGTGGTTGCCGATTATGAAATATACTGGCAAGCCCAAATCATTGATTTTCTTAGCCATTTCATAAGAATACTTTAATGTGAATACGTTGATTGAACTGCGTACTTCATGCCAGTCACCTACAAAACATATATAATCTACATCACCTTCCGCCTTGACATTATCACAGAACCAATCAATATAGTTCATGCAATCGGTGTTGTGTTGTTCTGAATTGGATTTTGCGCCGACGTGTAAATCCGTGAAGAACGCCCCTTTCATGAGGTTCTTTGTACTGCCCATATTGTTATTCTCTATATTTTTATTATTATTTTAGTGAACCGCGTCGCTGCTTGGCTATGTAGTTAATAAACGAACATCGAATCAATTGCGAAAACCATGCGTAAGGATTGGGATTATCCATATCTAATGGATACCCTTCCCAACTATTCACAAGCACATCCATCGCTTCTTTCTTCATACCCTTCAAATAAGTCAGGTTATCAAATCCACGCACATATGATATTTCGTCATCTTGGTGTTCCAACGCATAATTTATCCTCGTGTCACCTTCCCGCCATTCCTTGTGGGTGTATTGTATGAACGAACTTATAATACACACTTCGTAATATGACTTGGCGTCATCACTCAATTTTGGATTGAACTTTGTCCATGTCCTACATAATGTCATCATCGCATATGCTTTCATATCTTCCTTATATTCGTAAGGTTCATATTTTGGTTTGCTTATATAGTGCTTTATCATTTCTTGGAACATACCAACCAGTTCCTTAGACATAACACCACTATCATGATCTTTGACAATCAATGCATATAGTTTCTTATTTTGCATTAGGATCTACAAATTTGTCCAATGTAACCAAATCTTGCAATTTCTGACCATGGTCTTCTTCATCATCAATATAGTGACTATCAGTATTATGACGTTCCACATAATTGTGTGATGGGTTCAAGCCTTGTTTCAACAACAGTTCATCGCGGATATCACGCTGTGCCTGCTCTTTGTTTAGGAATTGGTTGAATGAATTGGTTACGCATTGGGTATAATACGCAAATGCATTAGTATATTTTTCGTGGTTAAATTTAGCCCATGTTCTACAAAGCATCATCATGGCGTAAGCCTGCATGTCTTCGTTGTAGGTGTATCCAATATATTTACCCGACCTGCCATACCGTTCTGTCAAGGTTTGTAGCATTTTAGCCAGCTCATCTGACATAATACCAGCATCTTTGCTTCTGATAACTTGTGCAAGTAAATCTTTATTATTTAGATAATTCTTCTTTCTTTTTCGAACTGGCTTTTTTTCTTTTTCTTCTGCCATTTTTATCTCCTTTTATATTAAGAGGTTAAGATGGCTGCAAATTCAGGAAGTTCAAACAATAAGGTGAAATTGATATCCGCGCAAAACCCTTCACGAAGGGTAACGTTGCGTGCATCGCCGACGGTCACGGAAAATAGGAATGTTAATTATAGTGCGTTAGAACCACTACACGCCCCTGGACAAATTCAAGTATATAGAAATACCAGCTCGCGCTCATTTGGTATATCTGATATAAGATTAATATCAAGAACAGCAGAAGAAGCTGATGCGAACCTTAGAACTTTGTGGCGTTTGCGTGCATGGTGTATGCCAAGGTTTGGTAATAGTTCCACATTAACCGACAACCAAAGAGATAATAGGGCAAACCCATATCGGGATGAAAGTCAATATGATGAAAGCGAATTTAAGAACCACGAAGAATATATTGCATATACTGAAGTAGGTACGGAATTATTGGGTGCCCCACCAGAAGTACTGTATCTATCTGCATATTCACATAATATTGGTTCTGATCCAGCGGGCGGTGGGAAATCAGGTACAAAAATTTGGCAGGCAGCACAACATATAAATAGAGTTCCTGTAGTAATACAACAATTAACTATACCATATCCAAATGACGTAGATTATATTAATACGTCAAAGGGCGTGCCCATGCCAATAATAATGAATTTGGATATTTCTTTAATCGAAACACATTCGCCTAACGCATATGAAGCATTTAGTCTTAATGATTTTAGGTCTGGTACATTAAGAGGATTTTAATTATGGCACTAACACAAAACAACTTAACAAAAAAATCAACGGACAATAGAAACTCAAGGTATGTACAGGGCGGCACAACCGAAGTATACAAAAATAGACTTGGGTGGATGGAAAAGCGTGTATTACCAAGACAAGATGATGATATCAGATTGGTGATACAACAAAATGAAGGAAAACGACCAGACCTTATATCAAATAGGATATATGGAAAAGCAATATATTCATGGTTAGTTTTACAATATAACAATATAGTGGATGTAGAGACTGAAATGTTACCAGGTAGGGAACTATTTCTACCAACACAACAAAGACTCATATTAGATATAATAACAAAGCCAACTGGCGGAAAAATAGTATAAAGGTACATAATGTCCAACCCACAAAACATACTTGGTAAATTTGATACTTATGCGTATCATCATATTTTGATGGTGTGTGATAGTACAGAAACAGCAGAAGCTCTTGCAAAAACGGATGAGATAACAACATTTCAACATCCAAGAAATGCTAAGAAGTATACTGCCCGCACAATCGGTGAGGTTCAAGAAGGAAAATACGTAACATTGATTGATGGTACTACGGATGTTACTTTCTTTATAACAGAAGCGCGTTGGTCTAATGTCATCGCCGCCGAATCACATATTGGAAAAGGTGACATACCACAATCAACAACCATGTCCACTGATGGTGAAATGGAAATTGTTGAACCATTGGGCGCGTCCTTCCTTAATAGATTAACGGAAGTATGTGATGATTTGGAGACAGATCCTGTTGGATTGATATTTTTATTAAAAACAATATTTGTTGGACACAATTCAGATGGTACGAGTGATATGATAAGCACTGTCCGCCCCATGATGTTTGTAACGTACGACATAAGTGCTATTTTTGATAACTCTGGCGGCAAGTATAAATTAGAATTTGTTGGTTTAACCAACGGCATGGGTAAGTTACCACAACCCAATAGTATATTTAATGGTCTTTCTTTTAAGATGGGTGAAACATTGGGCAAAACATTTTTCGCCCTACAAGAGGCGGTTAATAAAAAATATGATGATTTTAAATTAAAGGTTGTTGCGGATTTTGCTGAAACATTAGATGATACAAATAGTCAGGCAACATCTGACGCAGAAAAGTTTTTGATTGAAAATTACCGCAAAGTGCAATATAGAATAATATCAGAAGATTATAGTGATAGTAACTATAAAGCAGGCGATGTAGAAAGTGTTAGAATTGCAGATAGTATTGATGGGGATTCAATTTTAAATTATGGACCTAAGGTTGGTATAGAATCAATCCTTAATAGAATAATGGCATCGTCTAAGGCTGTCATGGATGATACAAAAGATCCAGAAAAGAAATTTATATACAAAATAATATCTACGCTCCGCTCGACACCAAATGAATATATTATGGAATATCATATTAATAAGTATGAACAAGCTATAAGCCCATATACCCAACAAGAAAAGGATGGAAAGATAGAACCATTACCTGGACAATCCATAGAATTTGATTATATCTTTACTGGTAAAAACGTCGATATTAAAAGCTTCGATATTAAAATGGAAATGGGAATGGCATTTTTTCAAATGGCTGCAACAACCAATAACATACCAGCACAAACTGACGTAGATGTTGGTGTGGAAGCTAAGACTGCATATGTTGGTGGTTCTTCTACTGTTGCTGGTAACGGTATGAAACTAAGAGGGAAGACTCCACTCTTCCTCGGCTCGTCGATATCAACCCCAATGGCAAGAAACACAAAACGCCCAATAGATTCTGCTGGTTTTCAAGCATTGTTAGAACGTCATGCTGCGTTGGAAAATATTAGCGCCTCGATGGTGATATACGGAAACCCTCAATTGTTGGACGAAATGTCAATATTGCCGAGTGAAGTTGCATCAAAGCAAACAGAACCGCCAGCAAAAGATGCTACTATAAATCCACGATGGTTGTCAACACCAACACTAATAAAAGTAAATATTAAGATGCCTGTGGATGCCAATGATACCAACACCGAATATGAAACATTTTGGTATAGTGGGTATTATAGTTTAATGGAAGTTGAAAATATATTTAATGGTGGTGAATTTACACAACAATTACACATGTTTAGTATACCAATCGGCAATGAAACTGAATCATCTACAGATAAAGAATTGAGTGCTGAAGAAAAGAAAGAGCTTGCAGAGAAGGCAAAATCCGACAAAGAGGCGGCTGATAAAGAAAAGGCAGATGCCGCATCCCCAGCAGACAAACAGCGCGTATTAACCCGCAGAGGATTTAGGTTCATTAAACGCGCCCCAATTAAACATGAATTTGTGGCAGAGGAATAATAATGGCAAAGGCGTTAGATGAAGTAGCAAGAATTAAAGATGAGAATGGTGAGTTCACATATATTACCATGGGTGTGGTTGAAGATACGAACGATCCACAACAAATGGGTAGGGTTCGTGTAGTTTGCCCATTATTTGGCGATGGTGGCGACGATCCAATTGAAAATATACCATGGGCTACTTACGTATCACCCCTGGGTGGTACAGCCACTACACCATCACGCGGAAGAGCTGATGATGTCACCGCAGGTCATTTAGCATATGGAATGTTTAACGTACCCAAAGTTGGAACCAGTGTAATTGTAGCTTGTGTTGATGGCGACCCAAGATTTAGAGTTTGGATGGGATGTGTACACGATCAATTCTTGACACATACAACACCACACGGTAGATATAGTTACAAGACGACAAACAAACCAGAAGGACCGTTTTCTTCTACTGAAGATAAAATACAACCATTATATGATAGTCAGACACAGTCATTTACAAGAAGCTCGGATGCTTCAAAAATACCAATAGATGACACTACCCCTGTCGCCGATCCAAGACTGAATTTTGAATTTAGAACAAGGGCAGCTGATGTAGGATTCGCTGGCATCAATAGTAAGTTCATTGGTAACAAAGAATGTAGTATTACCGAACTTGCTGATGACGTTGCGGAAAGTAACGATACGGATGATTATTTGAACACGCAGGGCTATCGGCCAAGTAGGGTAGAGTCAGAAGCCACCTCTGATAATACAGATGGTGTGTTATATGACCCGCAAATGTATTCATGGTCAACACCAGGATTCCATGCTATGTCTATGTCAGATAATTCAGAAAATTGTCGTATTCGATTTCGATCAACACATGGACATCAAATAATATTAGATGATACCAATGAACGAATATATGTAAGTACTGCAAGTGGTAAGTGTTGGATAGAAATGGATGAAAATGGAAACATGGATATCTACGCCGAAAGAAACTTATCATTCCATGCAGAAAAAGATATCAACTTTACTACAGAAGCAGCGTTTCGTGTAAAGGCAAAAGAAGGCATACACTTAGAATCTGAAACTGAAATCCGCCTACATTCAAAAGAAGAAATGCACATTAAATCCGTCGGCACATTAAATCTACATACAGACGATGTATTCAACATTTATACTGCACTGGACACGAACGTTGAAGTATTGGGTAGTTTTAGTATAGAAGCGGCTATTGATATTGATATGAAGGCTGCCGCTGATTTAATAACAGAATCGGGAGCAGACACAGATATGAAAGCTGGGGGCGATTTAATAACAGAAGCCACCTCTAATATAGACATGAAAGCTGGTAGTAGTATATTATCTGAGTCTGGTGGTGCAACTGATATGAAATCTGGAGCAGGTTTTGTAATGGAAGCAGCGGCGGACTTCTCAGGTAAAGCTGGCGGCGCATTTATTGGTCAAGGTGGGTCTACTGCAAGCCTATTGGCAGGTGGTAATGTATTATTGACTGGCGCACAAGTCCACTTAAATGGACCACCAGCAGCACCCGCTTCAGGCGCATCTGGTGCTTCAGGCGCATCTGGCTCTGGTGGTGTTGGCTTAGATGGCACTGAAACAAAAGAAGCATATTGGACAAGTCGTGTTCCAGAACACGAACCATGGGGTAGAACCAATACCAAGATGGATAAGGCGGATTTGGATGTGGATAACTCCCATGAAGCAGAATTTTTGTATGCTGATATAACACACGATTCTAATACCGCAAGGGATGAACCAGTGCATAAAAGAAACGCCAATTGGCACCGATAAATCCCATATTACATATAGGATAAATATCATATAATAAGGGAAATAGTATGCCACGACAAGATATTTACAAAGGATATTCAACATTTGAGTTTCAAAGCACCAAATCATTATCCCTGCGTGATGTAGAATTAGTCAAGATGGATTTATTAAATCATATATATACCCAACGCGGTACGCGTATAATGATGCCAAATTTTGGAACTATTATACCAGAAATAGTATTTGAACCACTTGACGAAGATACTATTGACGAAGTACGTGATTCAATAAAGGGTGTATTTGATTACGACCCAAGGGTTGAAATACTACAATTGACAGTGAGTCCAGACTATGACAGAAATTCACTTTTTGTCATAGCGAAGTTACTTTACGTTGAATTGGATACCGTGGACAACTTTAATTTAAACATCCAATTCGAGGATTAAAATGGCAAATCAAATATCAAGAGCAGAATCGTGGGAAGTTGTACATGAAGCATTTACGCAAGTAAACTTCAATTCGTTCGACTTCAACACAATCAAAGAAAGCCTATTAGACTACGTAAAATTATATTTTCCTGAAGACTTTAATGACTATATTGAATCTTCAGAATTTATTGCTATACTTGAAATATTTGCCTATGTTGGTGAATTGCTTGCGTATCGTTTAGATTTAAACGCTCATGAAAATTTCATAACAACGGCAGAACGAAAAGAATCCATCCTTAGACTTGCCAAGCTAATTTCCTACAAAGCGTCACGAAATATAGCAGCCCGTGGCTTAGTTAAGATAACATCGGTACAATCCACCGAACAAATAATTGATTCGCAGGGTAGAAATCTATCCAATAGAAAGATCGTTTGGAATGATCTAAATAATCAAGATTGGAAAGAACAATTCTTATTGGTTATGAACCGCGTATTATCGCAAGAATTTGGTAGTGTTGGTCCAAATGAAAGAGTCCAGATAGAAGATGTATTATTTGAATTGTATTCATGGAACAATGAATCACTAAAATCTAACGGTGTTACTGCCTTCAGTTTTTCTTCTACATCATCAGGACAGTCATTCCCTATGGAATTGGTACCTGTAGAACTCACACAAGATTCCCCAATAGAAAAACGCCCCGAACGAAATGCAAGGTTTACGTTATTGTACGGCACAGATGGACTCGGTGATGGTTCGGATACTACGGGCTTCTTCTGTTTCACCAAACAAGGCACATTAGAATTTAAAGAACAGCAATATGATGGCGTTACACCAAACCAAACCACAGACATTGAAATTAATAATATTAATGAAACCGATGTATGGATGAATAACGTTGACTCCAATACAAGGGAAATTATAACAACTGACCCATTTGAAGAAATACTCCCACACTTAACTGATGGTGCTACCAGATATGGTGAATGGTTTGATGTTGATTTGGCAAGTGGTCAAAATATAATATTCAATACAGATTCTAATAGACAAAAATATGAAATTGAAACGTTAGACAATGACCAAATTAAACTTGTATTTGGTGATGGTGAATTTTCAGATATTCCATCCGGTTCTTTTGATTTGTGGATTAGAACATCTGCGAATAGTAATGTAACAATTCAAAAATCTTCAGTTGTTGATAATATAGCCAGTTTCACATATTTGGATTTAACAAATACAGTTCAAACACTTACGTTCACTTTCTCGTTGATTAATTCCCTACAGAACAGTTCTGAATCTGAAGACATTGAACACATCAGAAGGGTTGCCCCGTCTGTATATTATACACAAGATAGAATGGTTAATGGTCGCGATTATAATTCGTTCATGTTAAAAGACCCATCCATCCTTAAACTTCGTTCTGTTAACAGAACGTTTGCTGGCGATTCAAAATATATTGCATGGCACGACCCCAAGGAATATTATGAAGATGTTAAGATCTTTGGTGAAGACCTCGCGTTATTTTGGGTTGAAAACGAGCCAATTGCTGGCGGACTTGCAACCTCTGCGGTGGCATTGAATCCAGACGAAGTTATAACAAATCTCGTAGAACCATTATTATGTAGTGCTGATTTTTATAATGTCATGTTAGAAGAATTTTTGCGTGCAGGTCAGCCAATATCTACATTACGATGCAAATTTAATAACACAGAAACTGCTGCTATTACATCTGCACTTAATAATGCAGCAACCAGTTCCAGTCCAATAGTGGATCTTTATTTCGCAGCCGCAAATGGTGGTGGAGAATGGACAGTTGGTCCAAACACCATATTATCTGATGTATTCATGATTCGCATTGAAGCACAGTTCAGCGCCAGTGTGTTGTCTGGTTGGTCTGTAAATTGGAGAACTAAGCGTATGTCGGCGCAGTCACAATCCACAAAATTTAGACATACAAACACAACATCGTCCGTTATTAACTTCAATACATTGAATTCAAATGACGACACCGTAACCATATTGGCTGCTAATTCAAATGGTTCTGGCACAAAGATATTCACCGAAAATCAGAATTATAGTGTATTGGCACAGGAACTTGTAGAACAAAACCTTCCAAATGCTGGTCTGCCAGATGACAATAAATTAAACGTAATTGCAGCCGACACCGACAATGATGGAACTCCAAACTTAGAAACACAAATAACTTTACTATCAGCAAATCAAACATTTGCTGCACACAACTCAACATCCGTAGTATTTGATTACAATAATATACCAAATATGTATTATATGGAAAATACGGCAGCGCAAAGTTTAACAGTGTTGGTAGACGGTACTGAGTGGTCTATTGGAACTACAGGCAACACTTTTCAGGAAAGTACCGACGCTGGTGACGATGGAAGTATTCGGGTGTCAATAACCCTCAACACCAACCCAGCGGGTGTTAATGTTGTAGTATTTGCTAAACAATTCGTTTACTTTAGTCGTGCTATTATAACTGAAGCATGGGTACCAGTACAAGAATCTAATATTGTTAAAAATACATGGATCGCTGGCGACCCCGACCTTTATAAACGCGAAGAAGGAAGGTTCCCATTGAATTTTGCATGGTTCTATACAACACCACGCCTTCACTTAGTAGACCCTGCTCCATCCAACATTATAGATACATTCATTGTTACGCGTGGATACTATCAGGGTTTGCAGCGATGGCTTGAAAATAAGACGGATACTAAACCTACAGAACCAACACCATTAGACCTTCGAACGGCTTATAATCAATTGTTAGAAAGTCGAATGATATCCGATACTGTAATATTGCAATCGGGTTCAATTAAGATATTGTTTGGTGATAAGGCAATCCCAGAATTACAAGCTAAGTTTAAAGTAATCCGACCTACCGTAAATAACCTTACAGACAATGAAGTGAAGGTTAAGATCGTGGAAACGATCCGAACATTTTTTGATATTAATGATTGGGGTTTTGGTGAAACATTTTACTTTACGGAACTATCAGCATCTATCCACAACAATTTAGGGCCTGAGATTAACTCTGTTGTATTGGTACCAACCTTCAATACAAACCAGTTTGGTGATTTATTCCAGGTGCAATCGCGTGAAAATGAATTATTTGCTACTGACATTACAACAAGCAGCATAGAAATAATAGATTCGTTCACAGCTGAAAACATCCGCCAGTAGCCCTTTTCGCTGTAATGTTCCTATCATAAATACTTGGAACTATTGGAGAAACAAGTAGTGGCAGAGAATAAAACAGATTATACTAAACCAAGAATGGATCTGGTAGATTTACTACCAGAACCGCTTCGGTCAGACGCCAATTTAAGTATATTTAACAACATATTTAATCGTTACCTAACTAAACAAGAAATCGAAAAGGTTTCGGGTTATATTGGTCGTGGCAATTTCCAATTACAACCAATACCATATAATAAAATCGGTTCCATAGAACATATGGCATCGTGGAAAGACATTCAGGGTGAACTTGAACGTCTTGGTGTTGACATGGATGATTTTGGTGAATGGGGTAAGACACAAAAATTCAACTGGGTTCCACCTATTGATATCAATAAGATAGTAAACTATCGTGATTATTATTGGGTTGATGAAAATAACACATTACCACAATATATTACTGTTAGAAATACTTGTTCTACCGCCACTGCCCGCCTTAATTTCTGGGAAGGCGTAATACAACAATTTGGTTCTACTTTTGAAATAGAAGATATTTTGGAAATAGATGATCCTTCATCGTTACCAACATACCCAATAACAAATTTTTCAACATCACCCGATGTAATAACGGTTCAGGGTGACGCAACAGATGACATTAAATTTGGCGACTTTATAGATATTGAAGATTCTACAAGTAATGACCAAACATACCAAATAAATGGTGCTCCCACTTATGATGGTTCGGTAAATGCAACTAAACTATTTGTAGATTTGACTATTACAAATGAAACTCCCGCTGCCGCTGCCCATGTTGCATTGCGTAGATTTGACAAGATTGTAATTTTACCAAACGATACTATTGTGTCTGGTGATTATACGACACTATTCATTGAAGGGTTTATATTCTTCTTTAGAAATTAGAAATTCATCCAATGAAGAATTGAACAACTCATTCTTACAAACAATAAGTTCGACGTATGACCCTGCGAAGAAAGAAACGACAGTGACAATCGCACAAGTTTCATCGGATAATAGACTTGGTGGTGAATTATCATTAGAAGAACAACTATCACTATTTGAAGCTGATAAAGCATGTCAATGTGGTGAAACTGGTGGTTGGGATACTACATTGTGGGACGATAACCCAGCAGAACTATGGGGTGACGATGAAAATGCGGCAGGCGATCCAATTCCAGACGGTATTTCAGATTACACTAACTTATTGGATAGAATAAGCAACCCAACCCCACCACCGTTTGGTGTTGGTGTACACGAAGAACTTTGGTACGACACATTAAATAATATCTTATATCAATTTAGCTCTGTTGATGATTGGGTTGTTGTATGGAATAACTTTAGTTTAATTCTTGACAGGGTTGATGGTACCACTTTTTGGGACTTCAATGAAGACTGTGATACGCGTCCAAGAGTTGATGCACTTGAACAATGGACAGTTGAAAACAAATGGTTACATAAAAATGATGTCATAAACTTCACCAATTCACAGCGTGCAGCACAACCGATCATAGAATACGATTGGGACCTGGAATTAAATGAATGGACATACACAAGTTACAATTGGGCTTATCGTGCAGAAGCTGATAAGGAATTTGA